CTTTGAAGGATGAACGTAGACCCCTTGAGAAAGTCAAAGTTGGAAAAACAAGAGTGTTCGCAGCTGGGCCGATGGATTATGTGGTTGCTGCCAGAAAGTATTATTTGGGATTTTGTGCACATGTTGCTGAAAATAGAATTAACAATGAAATAGCTGTAGGAATTAATCCGTATTCTTTTGATTGGACCCATTTGGCCCGGCATTTAAAGAAATTTGGTTTGCATGTTGTTGCTGGTGATTTTGGAAATTTTGATGGAACTTTAATTTTGCAAATTTTGGATGAGATTGGAAAAGCCATTAATGAATGGTATGGAGATGGAGAAGAAAATCAACAAATTCGTGCTATCTTGTGGAAGGAGTTGATTAATTCTATCCACATCGAAGGTGATAACATCTACTTTTGGACTCATGGACATCCATCTGGTCATCCATTGACTGCAATTTTGAATTCTTTGTATAATTCTGTTGTGTGCCGTATTGTTTTTATTTTGTGTGCAAGAAAGGTTGGAAAGATTGTCAACATGAAGGATTTCAATGAAAATGTTTCAATGATTTCCTATGGTGATGATAATGTTTTGAACATTTCTGAACGAGTTGTTGGTTGGTTTAACCAACACACTATGACTGAAACTTTCTCTGAAATTGGAATGGAATACACTGATGAGTTGAAAAGTTCTGCTACAGATGCGAAAGCATTTAGAACTTTGGATGAGGTTTCCTTTTTGAAGAGAAAATTCAGATATGATCAAGAAAGAAGTATTTATACTGCCCCTCTTGAGTATGGAGTGTGTATGGAAATGGTTAATTGGATTCGTGGTGAGCTAGACCCCGAAGAAGCTTGTGGTGTCAATTGTCAGACTTCTGCAATGGAACTTTCATTGCATGGTAGAGAAATTTTTGAAAAGTCGACAAAATTGATTAAGCAAGCTTGTGTAGCAAATATTGTAAAACAGCCCATCATTTTGACTTATGGAGAATATGTTGAATTTTTTAATACCTCCTATGGACAAATGATGGCACCAAATCCTGAGCTAAGGGTGTAAAACAAATTGTTGTAAAAGTTTTGCACAGCAAAGCCTGGTCTCAGGTTATTTTTAAAAATTAGTAATTAGATTCGTTTTTATTAAATAGAACCAGAAATTATTTTATTTCTATTGATTAGTGTGTGGGTTCTAAAATGTAGGCTACTAATCCAACAAGTTTTTACCTTGAGTTTAATCAGACTCTTGGCGGTTCTTAAACCATTTTTGATTGCTACAAATACAGGTGAACAAACTTCATTGCCTTTAGGCAATATTGAGACTCATCAGCTAGTTACATTTGCTGATGATGCTTCCCTTACCTCCGGCGCTAAACCCATGATTACCGAGAGTTCTTCTTGGAAATCTTTTGCTGAAGAATCTAGAACTCATGGCATTCTCGATATTTTGTCGAGACCAGTGCTTTTGACTGATTCTTCTTCCCTTTGGAGTACTGCTAAATTAATCAATCAGTACCCCACTGATTCTGTTTCAAATTCTGTTTTTACATTCCCTACTTCCATTTTGAATAAATCTGCAAATATTATTAGAAAAATTACAAATTTTACATATTTTAAAGCTGATGTTAAAATTAGAATTATGGTTAATGCTCAAGCTTTTTCACAAGGAAAGCTTTGGATTTATTTTTCCCCTTATGAATTAGGTAGTGGTACTCAAACTTCTGCAGACAATATGGCTGCAAAAACTGGTTACCCTGGTGTTGAATTAGATGTTGCATCTGGTATGCCAGTAGAATTTTCTATTCCTTATTGTGCTCCCAATTCTCATTATACCCTCACTTCTGGTGAAGGTACTATGGGTGATTTGTTTCTTACTGTACTTTCTCCCCTTACTATTTCTGATGCTTCGCTTTCTGTTTTTGCTTGGTTTGAAAATATTGATCTTACAATGCCTACAGGTGTTGAAAGAGGAATTTTACCTGATGATTATTTTAGAATTACTGATGGTGTTAAAATTGATCGTGCTGGTGAACAGCTTACTTCGTCTGCTTGGAATGATTTAGTTTTTAATGTTTCTGTTGATCCCGCTTCAAGAACTTCTGTTGTTTTAACTGATTCCCTTTTGCTTGTTACAACTGCTGGAAATTTTGTTTTGCTTCCTGCTGGTATTAAAATTGGAGGAGCTCTTGATAATGATGAAAAAGTTTTGGTTACCACTCAGAGTGCTCCAGTTGGAATTTCTGGTTTTATAGTTACTGATTTTATTTATTACAATGCCACATCTTCCTATTTTAGTGTAGCTATTCCTGATGCAAGTGCTTCTAAATGTTTTAGTTGGGATCCTGATAGATCTTATGAAAGTGATAATGTTTTGTATATATATGCTATTAATAATAATCTTGTTACTGTAACCTCCACTGCTTTAATCATCCCTAATGTTTATTCTGGATTAATTAATGTTGAAAATATTACTACTGGTTATTTGGTTTCTTTTAATTCGGGTACTAAATCAATTTATATTTTCCCCCCTTATGGTAAAGTCAAATATGTTGCTGATGCTAAAGTTGAAATTAATAATGGTGCTTCTTTTGGTCAAATTTATAAATTTACTAGTTCTGCTACTACTAATTTTAATTATGCTACTGCTATTAATAGTACTTTTGCTTTTATTCTTGCTCAGTCTAATGAGGATGAGGAAGATGAATGGTATCGTAATTATCCTCGTGCTCAGGCTACTGAATCTGAAGTTATTGCTATGACTGGTGTTGTTACAAATGCTTACAAGACATTGAGTTCAATGTCTCAACTCCCTATGCTTTCTTCCCTTTCTACTCCCTTGGGGTGGATCAAGAGACTGGGGTCTCTTGCTTCCACAGGCTTTTCTAAACCTACTGATGTACAAGCACTTGTACCATTTTTTCCTATCCCTGCTAAAGGTTATACCCATGTTACTGGTCAAGATGCTTCCGTTGCCCTCGCTGCTGTTCCTGATAATTCAATTGGTGTTAGTCCAGGTGTTTTTAGTACTTCTATTGATGAAATGGATATCGGTTATGTCTGTAAGAAGTCCTGTTACCTTAGGAGTGACCCTTGGACTACTACTACTACAGGAAAAATCTATTCTATTTTTGTTAGTCCCGGTATTTGCAACGTTTCAGGTATTTTGTTTCAACCTAGTTTACTGGCATTTGTTACATCAATGTTCAGATACTGGCACGGAACAATGCGATATAGAATCTCAGTTGCAAAAACCGGATTTCATACTGGTAGATTACGAATCTCATATCACCCAGGTGCACTTGTATCTAGTAATATTTATGATCCGGATAACGCATATTCTTGGATTCTTGATCTATCCATATCTTCTGAAATTGATATTGAAATCCCTTTTGTTTCCCCTAAACCTTGGCTAAGTTGTGATCTTTTTTCACATACTTCAGCTAATCCTTTTGGTCCTACTACCTCTGTAAATTCTTTAGTTGGTAGTAATAATTTACAGTTTTGTACTGGTGTTATTAACATTGAGGTTTTGAATAATTTGAGAGTAGCTGGTGCTGCTTCTAACACTGTTGATATTATTACTTGGGTTAGTTCTGGAGATATTGAATTTTCTGTTCCTATTATGTCATCCTTTGTTCCTTGTAGACTCGGAGAAGTTCCAAGTCTTTTGTTGTCACGTTCTAAACGTGATACTTCACCCCCACCCCTTCCTGATGAAATCTTAGCTGACTTTTTGCTTAATGAAGAACCTGAAGAAGTTGTAAATGATCTCCCTGAAGCTCAAGCGTTTCAAAATATTACACCTGCTTCAGATCATATGACACAATTGGATGGTTCTGAATTTTCTAAAATGTTTGATAGCTCGAATGCTTTTGGTGCTTCACGCACATTGTGTATGGGTGAGTCTATTCACAATTTGCGTGAATTAACTCGAAGATTTGTTCCTTATGCTATTAAACTTGGTACTACTACTAATCTTACTGTTAGTGAAACAGTTTTTGATCCTGCATGGTTTGGTACACTTACTAGTAGTCTTAATCCTGAAGTTATTAAAGTTTTTTCTAGTGGGGGATTTATTGCTGGAGCTTATACTAATTGTACTTCACCAATTGAATATATTTCAAAAATATATAGATTTTGGCGTGGTTCAAGAAGATATAAAGCTCTAGTAGGAAATGCAAATACTGGTGATTCTGCTATTCAGAATTTTGCTAATTATGCAAGAATTTCTGATGTTTCATACGTTAATGGTAACGTCGAACCACCGGTCTTTAATTCTCCAACTTCCCCCCCTGAAGATACTTTTAATATTAATTCAGTATTCTCACACTATGTTGATGGAACAACAAATCGCATGTGTGAGGTTAGTGTACCTTATTATTCAGATACTCCCATCCAGTGTATTTCTGATGGGACAAATTTTTCAAATGCAGATTCTTATTGTATTCGCAATAAGGTTATCTTTTCTTCCGGCCCTACGGCCACAACTTCATCCAAACAGGTAGTGTATTACATGTCTGCCGGGGATGATTTTAATTTTGGATATTTGATCGGCGCCCCACTTCTTAGAAGAATTGTGACGCCCTTTGAATTCCCGGCTGGTTAGCCAGTCAACTTTCATTTTATGAGAGTGAAAACACATATAGCTAGTATGTGGTAAACCTATTAAGAACAATAGTTTTTTTTTTTTATTCACTCTCGGGTGAATTTTTGTTATATTGTTCTTCATAGGATTATTTTCTCATAAAATTAGTCCTCTTTATCCTAGTTGTAAG